TCAAATTCTTCTCCATCTTAATCTGATCAGTCCTAAAATGACGCACCCTCCCGTCCTCTAAAACAACTGTCCAGACACTGTTCGCGGCATAAATTGCCATGCCGTCACCAAGACAAGTCTTTACGGGAAGTGGATTCTTAAATTCAATCATTAGGTTATGGCCTATTTTTACCCATGCGCTTGTAGACTATAGCCATCTTTTCCTGACACGCTTTGCATTGGTGAGGCTTGCACTCTGTACCACACGCTGGGCATTTATGCTTATCTTTCATCAAATGCTACAAACTTCTTCGCCATCTTCATTTTCATTCACAATCTCCGCATCGAATCCAATGTGTTTTAGTAATTGTTGCAATCGATTGTCTTCACACGGCCACGCTTCTACGCCGTCCACATACCAAGTCTCTCCCCATTCGGTGCAACAGCCGTCACCGCATTCGTATGAGTATGGTCTTTTAGATAGTTTTATGTTTTTCATAGCTATTCAGACATATCAACAAACTCCATATTGTCCACCAAACTCTGCAACGCCCTCTGCCTCGCCGTAGGCTCTGGCTTCGCCTCGGTCATCGTAGCCACCGCTCCTCCGCGCTGACGCATCAGGTAAACCAGCATCGACAGGGAGTCCAGCGCATCAGGAGACTTGCTCCTAGTCCGCTTGCAGTAGTCACCCTTGCTCTCAACCCTGACCAGTCCCTTGCCCTTCTGCTTGTACCGCCGCGATGTCGCCTGCTTGATCAACTCCTCGTTCCTGAAGCTGGGACTGATCTTCAGGTACTCAAACTCCAGATACTTCGCCAACCCGAATAGCAACTCGGTCACCACTCCATTGTACAACTCGCTGGCCTTCTGGCTATCGTCTCCAAGGATGTGCGTGTCGCTAGCCGCCCATGAGTAGTTCACTCCCATCACCTGTTCTCCAAAGAGAGAACGAAGGCTGTCATGGATTCCTGCGCCATTACCCGTTCTGTCCACACACAGCCAGTTAGGACTGATCTTCATCGTATGCGCGAACTTGATGATCGCCTGCGCCTGCTCCAGCGTTGGCTTCTTCGGGAACGGTATCTGGCTGTCCAGTTGCATGACCACTCGCGATGTCTTGAATGGCACAAACTGCCCTGACTGCGGTGTCCACCCATCAGAAAGCCCAAAACGCCCGTAGGAACACATGACCTGATCGTTACCCTCCAGAGCCAAATCAAACGCCGCCAGCGGCACTACAGGGCCAATAAAACGCACGATACCAAGCGCATTGTCCATCATGGCAGGCGTAATGATGCCCATCGCAATTCCCTCTTCAGGGAACCAGCCACGAGCCATCGTCATGGCCTCCGCAGTCCTACCCCGCGCCATGTATCCCATGTAACCCTGATAGGTCTGGAGACCCGCATAGACGATCCGCTTCTCAATTACATTCTCACACCGAGCCGCATCCAGCCGCAGGACATGGTAGCCCTCACGCGACTCCCACTCAAAGTCATCCTCGCAGTCCACAGATCCCCAGCCGTCCTTCGGCTCACACCGCTGTGCGAAGTTGCTGGTGCGGTCTCGCGGGTTGCTGGCCCCGAATATCTTGATGTGTCCCTTGTGACTCTCGCTGTCACTGGTCGAGAGGATGTTGTTCACTCCCTCCCACACCCCCACAGGAACTTCCTCGGCCTCGTCCAGCACAACATGGGTGCGCGACAGCCTTCCCCACTTCGGATGCTCCTTGCCTGACCTCGGTATCGGGTGGAATCCGCGAAGCGTACCGTGACCGCTCTCGCCCTTCGGGATCGCCACTAGGTGAATGCCTTGCTTGCTGTCGTTGGTCACCTGAATGCTCGTCGCCTTCTCCTCCTGATCGGTGATCGGCTTCACCAACGCCGTCCTGTGGAAGGTCTTGATGTTCGCGAAGATGTTTCTCTCGGCGTGTTCCTTCGTCAGGGAGATGACCTTGATACAGGTGTACTCTGGGTCGCGATACCAGTCGAGGTAGAACCAAGCCGCCGCACCAAATGACTTGCCCATCGCGCCTGCGCCCTGCACCAAGACCCTGTCGTAGTCGAACAGGCAACGCCATGTGTCGCGGGATGACCTCGGCCTCCAGTCGTATACATTCGCACCCCACAGGATCGTAGCCGCCGCCTCAAACTGGTCGTGGTTCAAAAGGTGCATGATGTACTGGCGAACGATGGTCTCTGCCGTTGGCAAGTCGATCTCGGTGACCGCCACTGCATTCCTCGTCGTGTTCAGGAGGATGTACTGCGCCGCATAGAGCAGGCCGATCTCCTCGTCGCGTTCCGCCTCGGATCTGATCTTCAGTGCGTGGTGATGGTAGACCTTTACGCTGTGCTGTGGTGTTATCCTGTAACCTGTGTCTTGTTCATTCATGTTGATTCTGGTATTAGTTGTCGATGGCTCACCAACAATATGTTTCATTAAGTGACAGGTATCCGCTGGCCCATCAAGCCTATGTTGAGGCGACCAAGCTGGCGGTCGCTGGTGAGGAGTTCAGCCACCTGATCGCGCTGATGATCCCTGAGTATTCCATGCGCCTGCGGACATTCGTACAGAACCTGCCTGAAGAGGTTGCCAAGAAAACCCTGTACGGTAAGGCCGTCCTGAAGACCCTGCCCGTCAGTACGAACAACAAGCTCGTCGTGAGGCGCAGGCCATAACCGCCGCAGGCTCGGTAGCTAGGTAGGCGTTCACCAGAGGGATGATAGTAGGTAGCTTGGCCTTGATCGCGGCATCGTAAGCGATGATGCAGTCCAGCGTAGTACAGTTGGCTGGGCCAAGTTCGTATTCGGCAACCGCCACATACAGGTCATCCAGCGTAGCCGCCGTTATGCGGGTGTAGAAACCGTTGGCGTTGGGGTACTGGTAATTCCACCCAGTGGGAGGGATGGAGACCGCCATAGCCGTTACTGCTGACCGCTGTTCGTGTCCTTACCGATAGAATACTCGGCTCGGAGGACAGGCGCACCAGCAAATCTACCGAATGGGTAGACGAAGTTACCAAGGATGTCCGCGTACTTCTTGAGGCGGCGGACGGTGTTCTCATGGTCAAGGAACACGATGAAAGTCTTGGTGACCTTCTTGCACGACCAGATGACTTGTGGCTCGCTGGCGGACTGTGTGTTGGTCGCGACCGTACCCTTGTTGGTTCCGTATTTCAGGACAGGTTTAGCGACAGTAGCGTAAAGATTTCCAGCGACGAAGTATGCCATAATGCGGCAGTTATAATGTACTCAAATCGCCATGTCAATTGTAAATTAGTTGAGCTTCGTGGTTAGGGAGGACTGCTCATTATCCTCAATGCATGGTGATACACCACCCCCAAGGCACTCACGACTTACCCCGATTTTCAGATGTCCATATTTACTCTGTAGAATTCCATAACTTCATATAACAGCACTCATGAATAATTGAATCAGGTCTTCGGAACCTCGTCAATGATCTCTGTAAGTTCTTTCAGGGAAACGCTTTGGTCGCCATCTACATCCATGTGTTCGTATTTCTCGACCTGTGCCTCCATCGTTTCGGGAGGCGTGATGTTCTTCACCTCTGGAGAGTTCAGACGCTTCCATTCCTCTTGGAGGTCAGGAGTCATTGTATTGCGGCCTACCATGTGGAAGTCCAGCTTCAGTGTTGGCCCTGTGGTGTGGATGTGTTGTTCAGGGGCGTACTCTCCTCCCAGCTTGGCATCCGCCTGTAAGGCCGCTAGGCGGTCGTAGATGGCCTCTACCTGACCATTGGCCTTGCGGACTACCTTGGTGGGGATCTCTCCCAGAGCCATGCGGCGTAGCTGATCCCGCTTCTCACCTACGGACATGGCGAACTGCGAGTCGATGACCTCCCTGATCTCCGCCAGTCGCGTCTTTACCTCTGGCCTAGCCGCCCAGTGGCAGGCCGTGACGGGTGCTGACTCCTTCTTCACATCGGGACGGATCTTGAGGAAGGCTTCGGTCTGGTTCAGTCCCTGCGAAATCAGGCGCACGAACCGTTCGTGTTGAGCGTTTTTTAGAATTGGCATAAGTAGGGTGTTATCTATCTCTTATGTAACGACATTAATAATTAACTACATTAACTAATTATTTTACTCTGTCGATACTATTTTGAGCTTGACGATTATTTAGTTAGAGTGTGTATTTTTGAGCCAGCGGATTCTTTTAATACCAACTGTCATCGAAGATAGTTGCAGGTTCGTTCAGGTGTTCGTGAGGAACCATCCAGCAATCTCTTTGGCCTTCGGATGACCTGAAGTATTGGTCTTGTCTGGTTGATGATCCGTACAGCCAGCCTACGATGAGAGCGGCTGATCCGTTGGTCATTACTTTCACATACTTTCTTTCAGGGTCATCGTCTTCGCGGGTGATGAGTGTTAGGTTTTTGTCGGATGATCGTACTTCGATGTTTTGGAAACAGTCTGGTATGCTGTGGAAGGTATTGATTTGAGGGATGAAGAACTTGTCAGCGAACTTGGCGAATGCGATTTCGCCTATCGCTCCTATGATGGAGTGATTGAGTACGCCTAGCTTGTTGCGGTTCATGGTGTACCTGTGGTTTCGTTTGTCGAGCGTTGAGCAGGTGACTTGTAGGAGTGCTGAATTTACGGCGGCGTGGAATTCAGTTGGTGACAGATTAACTTTGACAGGGTTCATTGGTCTTTTTGTGTGTTAATTTTTTGTATGATGCGGCGATGATTTTATGAGCGAGTCTGGCATCTTCGGCATCCTTATAGGCGGCTTTGTATGCTTGGGTCATTGAGTACAGTTCGCGTTCTAGGGTTCGGCATAAGTCTTGATATGCTTCATCCATGTTGATTGCCGATATGATTGAATCGGTTCTGGGTGTTGGAGGCAGGTCGTTCATTTCCATGCGATCCAGTTTTTCCCGCAACGGAGGCAAAAGAGTTTGCGTCTGTTGTCATATGACATGACAGTTGCGTGTCCTGTCAGGAGGCAGATGATCTTTTTCAGGGTATTCATAGGTTGTCGTCCTCGTCGTCTTCAAGGAATGGCTTGCTCATAGTTTCCAGATGTCGCCATCTCTTTGCTTCGACGGCATTGGATGCTTTCTGCAAACAAACGCTTAATCCATCGCTACGGCGGTGCATGAATTTGCAAATGGTGTCTCGGTTAATGCGGACTTCATATTCTCGCCAGCCCATAATGTCGTTACTGTCTCCGCCACCAATGTTGACGATGGCAATCATGGATGTTTGAGCTTCTTTAGGTTCCAATCCTCATCGTACGAGTCTCGGGAGAGGGTAGGCTTTGGCAACGGCGCGGGGGCGAGTCGGTCTAGTTCTGCTTTGAGCTTCATGTGTTCGGGGTTCTCGTAAAGACCTCCATCTTCATCCATTAGAGAATCTGGAATGGCCTCAATCGCTCGCTCCAAAAGCTCACGGAGCCTTGCGACCTCGTTGTCGGGTGTCTGTGGTTGGTTCATCCGCGCGGGGCATACATTGTTCCATGTGTCGGAGAATATGAGTTTCCATACCCAAAGTTTTTTCCACCCTCCACGCTTCAGCAGACATCGTGCGTTTATTCGGCAGGCGGGGTTGTGTAGGTCAAATGCTTCTCTAGTTTCGTTCATTTGTATGTTTTATGGGTTTGGTTTTCATATGTTTATGCGGAAATTATGGTACTGAAATCGATCAGGCGGCGGATGATTGGTTGGCCCCTGTCTACAGAGAGCATCTCTGACAACTGCTTTGACTTGGCGTTGGATGTCCAGATTACAGGTAGTCCAGTCTCTGAACGCTGGTCGAGGATGTCGTAGAGCAACTCCTCTGCTGACGCTGGGAGACGGCCCTTGCCGATATCGTCGATCAGGAGAACTGATGACTTGTAAGCCTTGCGGATGCGATCCTTGGCCTGCTGGCGAGCGATCTCATCGTTGGAAAACTGTTCTGTGGCGTGCGCTGTCAGGCGGGTGGCCTTCATGTAGCAAACGCTGTGGCCTGCCATGTGTGCCTTGTAAAGGATCTCGACCGCTGTGCGGGTCTTGCCTGCTCCTGACTCTCCTACCAGCCCAAGTCCAGTTGAAGAATACTCCCAGCCATCGATTGCCGCGACGAGGTTGGCCTTTAAACGGCTTTTGTCAGTCTCTGCGTACAATTTAGGTACTTCTGCCCAAAAAGCGTTTTTACGGCCTTCTAGGAGGTTTTTCTCGCGAGCCAGTTCAGCCTCCGCTGTGCGGCGGTTGAGGCATGGTTCGCAGAGCGACTGGTCGAAGATGGTCTTGCCGTTGAAGATGATGGGTTCGGCATCGAAGTTGCTGTTACAGTCTATGCAAGTTTTATTGATCGTGTTCATGGTTACCATGCGTTGGCGAATTTATTGGGCTTTGATGTGTTGGTGGCTGTCATGGGCTTGCCGATACGGTTCAGCCAGTTGATGACGAACCTGCGGGTCTTCTGACGCTGTGGGTTAACCGACAACCATGTGTCGATCTTTGCCATTTCGGTGGGGATGTCGAGCCATGAGTAGGTGGCTTTCAGGGACTCAACCCATTCGTCATCTGGCAGAGATTGTGCGCGAGGACGCTTTTCCTGCGTAGCAGGTGATGCGGCACTGATAGCTTCTTGAATAACCGTAGTTGAAGATGAAGATGAAGATGAAGATGAAGGGGTTGGAATTTGCTTATCCTTGGTGGTTTGATTTTGGTTAAGCAAAGCTGGATTTCCTCCCTTTTTACCTGCTTCCCTACGGATTTGAATAATCTTTTCATCTCTTACCATGCGATCCGAATAAATAGCACCGTCAGAATCCCTTCTTTTTGCCGCCCCGTATGATAACAATGTGGTTATCGTGGTGGTTAGAATTTGCTTATCCAAACCAAGCATTCTAGCCAAAGCATCTTCTGGCATTGGATTTCCATTTAACAATAAAACGCCTCGTTCTGAAGATTCGTGCATGAGACAAATCATTTCAAACCAAACTCCTCTGTCATGAAAGTTCAATGATTGAACAGCAGGGTCTTTTCGCCAATCTGCTGGATAAAATTGAAATGCAGGCAATTTCATATGATTGGCTTCTTCTGCACCGCTTCAATCTCGTCGGCAATCTTGTCGCAGAGGATTTTGCAATACTCCATGCCGTACCTGACTCCTTCAGTGAACACCTCGGCGCGAACGATTGCGATAGCCTTAACAACAGCAAATCCGCGAGGGTGATTAGGATGCTTTACGGCAAGTCGTTCAGCCTCCTGTCTGGCCTCTGATTCGTC